TTAGCGTTTATTTGCGTTTATATTTTCAAAGCGTGGGGGGATGTAGCACCTATCCGCTCATGTATCAAGTATCTGCGGATGTTTTGCTGTGTATATTTCCAGCGCATCAACGTGGCTGGCTGCTGTGATTGTCATTTCATTTACTATGTATGTATCATCATCTATCTGTACGCTTTGCAGGTCTGTGTTACGATTGAAGATGATATCATGGTGCTGCTTTAAGTAGCTCCAAACGCGTTTAGCATCGTTAGCTACTAACTCATTGAACGTCACTTCATTTACTATCTTATTATCATTATTAAAGTAAAAAAAGGTATCTTCTTTAAATCCTGCGCCTTTGGTGTTAAATCTGAAAGCATCGCGGCTGGATGCAATGTACCTTATTACTCTATTTTGAAAGTGTTTCAATTTTTCGCCTTTTTTTTTGATAGATTGTTATATGTTGATAAATCTCCAGCTCCTTTGTTTAGCATAGCTGTATAGTTATTCTAGCGTGTATCGTTTAGTAACAATCTTTTCTATTTTGCTGCCAGCAGTCTGCCAGCAGTTCTGCGCGTATTGCGAAAGTGCAGCCAGCTGCATTGCTCGCCGCAGGGCTTGTTTTCGCAAAGGCGTGCTGAAAGCATACCGAAACGCGCAAAATCCGTCAATAGTTTGGCTGTATTATTTTTAATCACACCATTGTATAAAAATTAATCAGTCCATTGTATAAAAATTAATCAGTCAGTTAAGTATGTACGCTGTAGCCGTGCTTTGCTGCCCGTGCTGGCGTGCATATATAACATATCAAGATATCTTGATTGATTGTATAAAAATTAATCAGTCAGTTAAGTATGTACGCTGTAGCCGTGCTTTGCTGCTGGTGCTAGTATTATGCTGTTTTGTGGGTGTTTTAGAGTTCACGGGCGCATCACCGCCCGTTAAGAGTATGGATTTTTCAAAATGTATTAATCAAACATTTAAAAAAGAGTGTAATCATAGGCGCAGCATTATGACTGCTTCAAGATTAGCAAAGGCGCTGCGCCTGCTGCCATTATAACGGCTTTTCCTTATGGCGTAGTATCTGTTATCAATATATCCCTAAATTTTGATATCCCTGCTTCAAACTTAATGGCAATAGAATTCCACTCTATAGCATTCAATGGTTTACCTATCATTGAGGATTTAAACTCTGTCTTTCCTGCTGCGTCTTGTACCTCTAAAATTAAATCTGTTTGATTTACATCAAAAATCATCTTGTATCTGTTATCAGGCATATTAACATTTTTTAAAATATGTTCTTCTGTAGGAACTGCCCTATATATTACTAATACGTTATTTGATGTAGTTATATATACATACTCACTTTTACTTTTACTATAAATAACTATTAAAATGCCATCGCCCATCTTTGTTGGCGCAAAATCAACGTCTATGGATAATTTAAAACTTTTTGTAAGATGCGGCAATACTCTATTAAATGCGTATCTTTCTGTATTAGAAAATTTCATTAAATGTTGTGCAGCATCATAGGTTACTGCACTTGATACATCCTTTCCAGCATCGTTTACAATTTCCCAGCTGCTACGCGTATCTGTGCTAAAATCATCTTTAAAGATAGTTTTATCAACTGCCGCAGGCTTTGTTAGCTTATTAACCACGTGTATTGAACTCTTTTCAAAGTCGCGCCCGTCTAGCGTTTGGATGCCGTGACTGCCTAAAACATCAGTTAATGATGCAGATAATACATCGCCGTACTTCATAGCGTCTGTAAAATCCCATAATCCAAATGTTTGACTGCTGTCAATCTGAAAGCTATCCGCCGTAAAATCTGTTTTATTGATTGTTAGCGTTAAATCGTCCTGCGCGTGTCCTGCATCGCGTATCTTATCACTAAATTGTATTTTCAATATACTAGGGTGCGCATCTTCAACGTATGCAGCAACTATGCTTAATGCTTTTTGCACGGGTGCTGCTACTTCATTATGCACCGCGTAGCTCTGATTTTCTGCCTTTTTGTTTGCCATGTTTCGCAGGTCTGCTGTAGGGTGCGCATCATTATACGCCCAGCTAACCGCATCACCATACTTAAACGGCTGCGCGTATGTAAATGTCATTATCGCAGCATTGTTAGCATCAAACTGCATTGACGTTGGATGAAACGGCACGTTATTGCCGCCAGCTATAAGGGTATTAATCGCCTTTATAATTTCCGTTGGCGTTCCCTGCATAGGCTCGTTATACGTTACTATAATATCCTTTGGATGCGCTGCGTGTATAATTGACGTAATCACGTGCGGCGCTGGTATCGTTGGCGCAGTTCCCTGCACCATATTAGTAACTAAATGCTGCTGCTGCCCTAACTCTATATCTGTATTTTTTGTCATTATCCAGCTGCTTTGCTTATAATGCCATTGCACTACATCACCATGCTTAAAATCATTTGTCATTAATAATATTAATTGACGCGGCGCGGTTGGCGTAAAAATCATACTGCGTGGCGTTTCTGTTTTTCCGTTAATCTGCACGATTAAAAAATCCAGCGCTCTTGTTTCGTCTTTTACTGTCATATCTTTATCAAAGGTTATTACAATTCTATCCTTATGCGCATCTTCAATAATATTGCTAGTTACCTTTGGCAATAACTTTGGCTTTGTTATTGTTGGCAGGGATGTACCGCGTTCAACTGCCAGCAGTCGCATAAATCTGCCCTCTTCACGTTCATCATTTACTACAACGATATCCAGCTCTACAGTTCTGCCATTTGGATTGATAAATTGTAGTCTATCATGCTGCGTTAATCCTTTTATAAAACGTAATTCTACATAATAGTTATCAACTGTTTGTATTCCAAAGCCTGCAAAATATTCCTCACCGTTTATCTTTTCAATAAATGCGCGGTAATCTCCTATCGCTTCAAAGTGGTCTATAGCCTGCCCAGCTGTAGAAGTTCCGCCAGCAGTACGCGCACGTAAAACGGTTACAACGTGCTTATAACGTCCAGCATTGCGCTGCGCTCTTGTTACTTTCATAGTGATACATCCGTGCAGTTGCCCAATATCATTTTAACGCCCGTTGGCAGCTCATTGATACGTAAATCTATGTCATTATTTCTAAAGCTGTAATAACTACCGATTAGCAGTAACCGTGCCTGCAATAGTTGTGCAGCGTGCTGCGATTTTCCAGCCTTTGCAATGATTTTTGTTGGCATTTGTCTGCTGCTGCCGTTTTTGATTGTTAATACGTTGTTATGATAGCTGTATTCTGATGCTGGCAGCTCGTAAATATGCCCTGCGTTATCAACTGTGACGCTGGTTGGATTGTCTGCTAATACTAGCTTAAAGCCAGCAGCAGCCAGCGTTTGCATTTCCAGCGCCGTTGTTTCGTAGGTGCGCTCTAATGCAGGCGCGTGGATGTAATCCTCTACTATTCCCAATGATGCTGCTATGTAAACGTCTAGTATTGCATCATCATCATTATGCTCTATATATAAATGCTCTTTGGCTATCGCTAGTGTTAAGCTGTCGTGCGCTGTAGTTGTAAGTATCATTATTATGCCTTTGCTGGTGTTGGTTGGCTGGTTGGCGTGCCTGCTGGTGCGTAGAGTGTATCGCCGCCGCTGTCTGCTTTATCATATCCAATGCGCGCCCGTGCTTCATTTGGCGTTAATATACCTTTATCAACGGCAGCGCCCAGCGTATCAATTTGCTGGCTAAATGTTCCTGCCAAAAATTTGCTGGTATCAAATCTAAACTCTATACCGTTTAATACGTTTAGTTTTTGATTGATTTCATCTTCAAGATGCTTAATAATCGGATTGATACACGTTTTCATAAACATAAGGTTAGCTTCAACGGTGCTGGCGTAGTTCCCTTGACTACCATCAAGCAGCGAAATAGGGATATTAAATATCATTGCTATATCTTTAAGCTGCGCAGCTCTAAGCCCTGCAATATCGCTGTCTTTCAATGCCTTATTATCTATTGTATGCAGCTTCATACCATCTGTAAAGGTTGGTATCTTGTTTCTGTTTCTTAAACCGCTGTATATTTCTGCGAACTTTTCGCGCATCTCTTCAAGTGCCTTTGGTTGCACGCGTCCTGCTACTTCAATCCAAAGCCCATTAAGTAGCCCGTTTTTCATGTATTCGCTAGTATGCTGGCTAGTGCTTTGCATTTCGTCAAATAATAGGTTAAATAGCTCTATAAGCGCTAAACCCAGCTGCCCTTTACCGTCACGCGTTAATCTTTTAAAGTGCAGCATATCTGCTGGATTAATAATCTTACTGCTGCCGCTATCTGTGGCTATAGTATAAGATACAATGCTGCCGCTGGATGTCATATTAACTACTACTTGATTGCTTTCATAGATTGTCATTTTTCCAGCATCCGTGCTGGCAAATGCGTTGCCATCTATTAAATAATTTCTGATGATAGTCTGCACCCAAACGCTTTGCGTCATATTCTCTATAGGTTCATCCAGCATCTTTGCAGCAGGGTGATTTTTTTCTATTATATTTTCTACAAATACATCCAGCGGCAATGATGCAATAGTGTTACCGATAATTTGCACGCTGGCAAATACTGACGGGATATTTAACAACGGGCTGCCGTAACCGCCAAAAATAGTGCCGCTGCTTTGTGGCATAACGCTAACGCCTTGTAACCCGTTCTGCTGGCGTTCCTCTGTGTTTTTCTTTTTCTTTTTTCCAAATAATGTCATTTTTAATACTCCTTTTTATAGTATAAATACGCCGCTGTATTCATCTTCATAATACGTGTTAAGGCTGGCGCGTGCCAATCCCATTGCTATTGCTATCCAGCTGTCTATTTTGGCAGCACTCCCACGCGTGTTGCCGCTGCCGCTGGCGCTGGTTGCCTTTGTCATTTTCTTGTTTCCTGCTGCATCATAATCTATCAATACATTTGAAAGCTGCCAGCGTAGCAATTCATCATTATTGTGGTGTAACTTCTTTTCCAGCATCAAGGTTTCAATTAACGTGGTTGGACTATTCATAGAAATGAAGCCTTGACCAAACGGAATACACTCTAAACCCTCATTTGTAAGCGTTGTAATAATGGATGCACTCATATATCTATCATAGGCTAACTCTACAACGTCAAAGTCCTGCATATCTTGAATAATATCCGCTTCAATCTGCGTGTAGTCTATTACATTGCCGCTGGTAACTTTTAACGTGCCAGCATTTACAAATTTATCGTAAAGATTATCACCGTTTTTTCTATCCTCATAAGCGCGCTGCGGCACGTATGCACGGGCTATCGTTTTGTATTCTCCATCTGGCTGCGGAAAAATCAAAGCATAGGCGCTCAAATCTGATGTCTTACTCAAATCTAACCCAATATAACATTGCTGCCCGTGTAGGTCTGTTTCATCAAATAGCGTGTAATTTTCTAGGGTAAAATCTGCGTCTTTTATCCAAACATCGCTAACATTTGTCCAAACATTTAAACGCTTTGTCAAAAATTCAACTAATGTTTGACCGCCTTTTTGCTGCGCTTCTTTGGCTGCTACTTCAAAATCCTCATAACTGTTTGATATTCCCAAATTTGGATTAGCTTTGCGCCACGTTGCTGCATCAAATGGATTATCACCATCATCTATGCTGGCAATGAAAGCAAAGTAATTGTCATTATCTATCTGCTGGCGTAGTATCTTTTCGCTGTAGCTGCGTTCCTCATAACACGCGCTATATTTGTTAAATCCTGCTGTAGTGATAATTATCATTAATGAGTTAATACGTGCGCCGCTGGATGATTTTACAACGTCATATAAATGGCTATTTTTGTGGCTGTGGTATTCGTCAATAATCGCACCGTGCGCAGATAGTCCGTCAAGTGTCTTACTGTCACTACCTAACGGCAGCATTTTGCAGCCTTTCATTGTCATGGTGTTATATGCAGTCTTGATGCGTTTGCGTAAAGTAGTGTGATTTTTCATATCGTTTGCTACATCCCAAACCAATTTTGCTTGGTCTTTTTTGGTTGCCAGCGTGTAAACTTCTGCGCCTGCTTCACCGTCAAAAAATGCTAGATATAATCCTATCCCACTCATTAAAAAGGATTTACCCGTTTTACGTGCCATTTCATTATATGCAACTTTAAAACGCCGTCTGCCGCTGCCGTCCACGTGTACCCATCCAAACAACGGATAAACGATATCAAAAATCTGCCACTCTTCAAGTATAAACAACGTGCCTGCCAGCTGCCCTTTTACGTGCGGTAATTTTTGCAGAAATTTAACAACGCGCTGCGCTGCTTCAATGTCAAACTTAAAGCCCGTTGGCGGATGCTCCAAATCGCGCAGCTGGCGTTCCCTGCCTAACCTTTGCAGCTCTCCGATATTTTCATCTAGTATTAATGATTGATACTTTTCTTTAAGTTCTGTTATTGTCATAACTATACTTTTTTATTTCTGTTTCGCTGCCGTTTACATTAACGATAATAGGCTCAAAATCAAAGCTGCAAAATGGCTGTAAATCTAAATCGGATAGTATCTCTCTGATGCCGTCATAATCATGCTGCTCTAAATCACCGCTGGCAATGACTAAATAAGGGCTTTTTTGTATAACTATAGTCCTATCATCCGATAAATCAACGCCCAGCCCTGCGCATCCATTTAGCAGCAGGATTGCAGCAGCATAATACTGCATCATTTGTCAAACTCCGCAAAATCATCCTCACCGCCGCCGCCGCCAATAGCGCCCTGCATCTTTTTGCGATTGATTGATAGTATTCCCAGCTTATCTGCCAATTTTGTTGCATTGTCAAACGCTTTTTGCTTCAATGCTACAAAATGCGATACTTCAATTTTACCGCGTGGGCTGCGTATTAGTTCACCATCGCGCTCTATAATAGCCGTGTATTTTCGGATATCACATAAGCTGGCTGCGTAGATTTCAATCAGATTATCGTCAATGCTGTTATGGTTGCCCGTGTCCTGCAAGTATACTATAACATCCTTTTTGATAGTCAATTTTAAAGCCTTATTTTCCTTTTCAGTATAGGGCTGCTCAAATATCTGCTCATTTCCAAATAATCCGCCGCCCATTATAAGCCCTTTGCCTGCTCTAAACGCATAAGGGTAGCATCATCTATGGATTGACTTTTTAAAGCTCTTAAAGCAACGCTAGTGTCATTATATGCAGGCTTTGTTACTAGCGCGATATCTTCAAGCGTTCCGATTTCGTAAATCTCGCGTAATGGATAGCCTGCTGCGTCTGTAGTCCATTTGTCACGCTTCACCACAAATGCAAAGCTGCACCCCTTTACGTTCCCAGCTCTAAGATTTACTATCAAATCATTGCCGTATGTAGTTGCTGGCACTTCAAGATTAAATTTTAAGCCCACGTTATCGGATTGCAGCTCTAATGATGCACCCGTACGCGATAATATAAGATTTTCATCATGGTTAATATTTGCTATAACGTCCATCTGTGGATTGATTGCAGCAGCAAACGCGCCGCGCTTGATTATCTCTCTAAATCCGCCTAAATCCTTACTATATGCTTCATACGTTGCCGCGTAACCGTCTAAAGTTCTGCCATTAACTGCCAGCCCTGCATTGTTATACACTCTTAATTCTGTTTTTTTACTCATACTATAACCTTTTCTTTTCTGATTTTTGCGCCTTGATACTTCAAAAATACTGCTTTTTCAAGCGGCATATCTGAAAAATCTATTTTCTTTTCCAGCTGTGTAACTACTCTGTGACAATCCTCACATAATGGATATAAATACTCCAAATCCCATGCCCTAAAATCGTTTTCATCTTGAAAGCCTGCTAGGTGGTCTGTTAATGTCGCAACTGTATAGCGTTTCATCGCTTCACAACGGGTGCAAAGTGGGTGTATGCTGCGTACATATTTAGATAGTTTTTTCCATCTATATGATGCGTAAACGGGTAACTTTTCCTTATTTCTAAAATGTTTATTATAAGTTTTGTGGCGCTCTTTGCTGCTGGTGCGGCTGGATGCGTGCGCATCACAATAGCCGCCCAAATCTGCACGCGCAGCGCATCCCATTTCCTTACATGGTGCGCGCGTGTCTATGGTTGCCAAAATCTATGCCTTTGCTTTCAATCCGACTACTGCAACGGCTGAAAGTACGCCAGGACCCATGCGCGCTGATGTAACGTATTTAGTTGCCAAATCGCTTGATAATGAGTAGATATCAACTAGCGTGCTGGTGTTGTGATTTTGTGCCAGCACGATTGTTGAAAAATCTCCAAAGTAGATTGTATCGCCTGCATTATCATCTATAGTAATGCCTTTTCCAAATAGTGACGGCTTCATACCTTTTTCAATCGGCATTGTTACAAGTGGGCGTTTATTGCTATCTACCATTTTTAAAATGTCAATAAATTTGGCTTGACTCATACAGTATTCACCGCGCTGGTAATACTTACCATTTACACCGCCCAGCTGCGTTACTAAATCGTTGTAATCAATCAAGCCGCTGGCTGCACTATCTGAAACGGTAACGCCTGCTGCAATAACTGTGAAAGCATCTTTGCTCGCATTTCTAGCAATTCCAGCGGATGCAAGAGTAGAAATATGGCTTTCAAGATTTACCGCGTTATCATCGCGCAGCTGGTTAGAAATAACCGTTTCAACTGCATACGTTGATAGTGCGATTTCAACATTTTTGAACGCCAATTTTCTGCGTTTAATTGTATCAAGTTCTTTGGCTTGTTTAATATCTGTAGCTTTTCCCGTTGCTGTATCGTCTAGCGTTGGATATTCTAGTTTATCACTTGATACTTTCATAGGGCGCAATAGTGATAAAATCCCGTTATCGTCTGAAATTTCAGTGAATAAATCATTACTAAACGCGTTTGGATTTACAAATTTTCCGTCTGCATCTGTGTTATTACTGCCGCCGTTTGCGCTGCTTGTGGCTCTCTGTTCACCTCTCAAATACGCTCTAAATTCTGTGGATGCTGGTGCTGCTGGTGTTGGCGTGCCTGCTGGCGTTGCCATTTCTGCTGCCGTGATACTTCTTTTTAAAGTTTCAACTTCTGCCATTGCATCATCAAACTGCGTAACCTCTGCTGTGGTCATACTTCTTTTTTCTGCCTGCACCGTGCTGGCTACTGCCTGCGCTCTCTGCTCTGCTGCTCTCTTGTTTGCTCTCATTTCTTTTAATGTCATTTTGATTTTTCCTTTCAATTTTAATAACTCCACATTATAGCCGCAAAAAACTTAATCCAAAAAATGCAGTATCAAAATTTAGCTTTGTTTTTTCTTGAC